CCTGTTGTGTTTGTCTTAATCCACCTATCAATCCGAAAGAACCTTCAACAGGAATGAACAATCTAAACTGTGATTTCTTACGAATGACAATGCTAGTTAATGTTTCAGGATCAATGTTTCCAGCAACAATGTCTGTAATAATGGCGCTGATTGTAAACTGGATTTGCTTTGAGATTGTTTCTAACTCAACGTCACCAATGTTAGATGTACCAGCAATAGGTCTAAAACCATCTGGTCCTAGAAATATAAGATTACCACCTAGTTCTACCACACTATCGGGAACAATGCAACCTAAATTTGTAGTAACTTCACTTACAATAAAATCAGCAATAGAGTTACCTCTTAAGCTTTTGATTGAGTTCTTACCAAAGATATACAAAACATCTCGGAAAGATTTGATTTGTACAATTTCAAAACCTACGTTAATTACACCAGCGCCTGTTGCAGGATTAAAGTTTGTCTCATCTACAGGAGATGAGAAGTAGAGATTGAATGGCTCAGATGGATCACCAGCTAAGAACAAATGATTCTTAAAGGCAGAAGCATACTTAGGGGAATCTGGTGCGGTGTCAGATGTGATCTGTGTGTAAGTGGTTCCATTGTAAATGGCAGCAGGGTTGATGCCGTCAACTAGTGCAACTCTTTCTTCAAACCAATTATATTTAACAAAGCGCACCTTCTTGATACCGTCTGTATCTATATCGGTTGGTGTTGTCACTGCAACCCACGCAGACGTAGACGCATTCCAGTAATAGAAGTAGTTATCGTCTTCGTTCTTAGCTCTACAAGCTAGAATATTATCGTTGATACCAAAGGCAACTTCAACACCAAGCACCTTACCCAACCCCGGAACAGTGCCATAGTCGTTGGTGTAGCCATTGATCTTTCTGTAACCACCTGTGACAGAAGGTTCATAGTTAATAAGCTGTGTAGCTGAACCGGGTTCGTTAACGCTCTGAGAAAGAACATCCCTGTTGGTGTTCATTCCACCTAAACAATTAACAATAAACCCTTCAATGCGGTCTGCCATCTTATATAACTCTGATATTCAAAGTTGATAAAGAATTTGTCAAGGCTGTTGATACGACACTCAATGGTTCATCCATTAGAAGTCTTCTCATCTTCTTAATACCTTCTTCAAACGTTGCCTTGTGCATGGTTGCACTTTGTTCATTGGAACGATACAACATCATGTACACCATAGCGCCGTCAATGATGACGCTAGAGAATCTATCTGGAATAATACTTACATCATCGAAAGCTACCAAGTCAGATGGAAAACTCCAGTACTTGTATTCGATTTCATATTCCTCATTAGGAATAGGTGTGACACCAAACTTAAACTCTTGAGTTTGAAACACAGCAGATGGAGGTGAGTAGCCACCGACACCAGCATTGTCATCTCTGGCACGATGTGTCATGAGATAGTTGGAGTAGCTGATCGAAGGAAGTCTAAGAGCAGATACGCTATTATTAAAGTTCTTTAAGTAAAAGCTATCCCAGTCTACGCTTGATGCTGTAGAGGGGAGGGCATATGTATTAACACCGACTGTCAGTGTTTGTGTATTAGTAACTAAGGCGAAAGGCCATTCTTGTGCTGAATGCAGTAAGTCTCTAATTGAAGAGTTTATTGCATTCTTTGCCAGTTCTTGCACGTTACGAGTGCTACCAAAGTCTGATGAGTCGATAGTAACTTCACCCATTCGTCTGAGTAATTCATTAGTAAGTGAAAGATATGTTGACATATTTATAAGTAAAGATAGGGAAGAGCAATGAAGCCCCTCCCTAATTTAAAAGGCTATTAAGCCAGTTGATCGCGGTCTACTTCAGCAGCAGCTGTATCGCCTACATCAGATACGTCCATGAGGATTGCCCATACACGAATCTTACCAGAGATTGATACAGTTGAACCAGCTTGAACCAACACGTCAATCGTATCGGCAGCACCGAGAACGACAGGTTGGAAAGCAGCAGCATTCTGAGCGTAAGCAGCAGCGGCAGCACCATCAAAGGTGAAGCCGTCTACGAACACGTCAGCATCTACGCCAGTTACGCCAAGATCCAAAGTAGTACCAGTACCGCCAACAGCGGCTTCTACAACTTGAATACCAGCGTTAACTACCATAGAACCAGCAGGTACACTAATAGTTTCGATTATGTCAGCAGCAGCCAAGGCAGTACCTTTAGCAGTTGCAGCAGCAGCGAAGTCTACTTCTTGTTGTACGAAGTAAGCTTTGCGGCTAGGATTACCCACACCACCAACGGCGCGAGCTAGAGAGGTTACGGTTGCCATTTTAATTTTCCTTTAAATGTTGAAGGGGCCAGATTGCTCCAGCCCCTCGATGCTTAATTAAGCAGCGTTGTACTTTGCAGTAACAATGGCTTCTGGACGCAAGATCTTACGACCGTACAGATGCATACCACGAACGATGTCAGCAAAGCTGTCAGGGTCACGGTAGGCTTCGGTCTTGGTGATCTGCTCGGCAGTTGCAACAGCAGAAGAATGACCAGCAACGATAACGCCGTAGTCAGTGTTCTGGTTAGCAGTACCAGTAGTACCAGCACCTGTACCAACCTGTGGAAGGTTGTTAGACACGTACACTTTGAAGCCGTGCAGGTTGTTAATAGCCAAGCCATTTTGCAAACCTGAACCACCAAAGTCGGCGTTCAACAAGCGGCTGTCTTCGTCTTTCAGGAGTTCCATAAAGACTGGGTCAACCACCATCCAACGACCATTGGTGTCAACAAACTGCTGATCCAACAAACGAGCCATACGAGCAACAACCATCAAAGGTGATGCAACGGCTGTAGGTAGAGCAGTAGCGCCGGGTAAACGAGCAGCCAAAGGAATGGCGTGATTACCAGCAGAAACAGTGGTGATGTTACCGAAAGAACCTTTAGTCAGCTTCATGCTAGACAACAGCTCATCATTACCAGCAGTGGCAACAGCCTTAGTGCCAGCAGCAGAAGTACGAGCGGTGGAAGCAACAGCGCCTTTAGCGGTCTGCTCGAAACCAGTCAAGTAACCCAAGATGTCTTGGTCAAAGTTGTCGCGCAAGCGGTAACCAGCACGGTCAGTTGACAGAGACATGAAGTTTACATGGCTGTGAGCTGATTCAATGTCATCCACTTTGAATGCAAAGTAGTTACCTTGATCAACAACCAGAGTGAAGTCTTGGTCATCCAAGTCCTGAGCAGTGATTTGTGTGCCACGGTTGTAGGCTTTCACTGTAATTTCAGGTTCTTTGATGATCTTAACTGAGTCACCGAAGTTAGCGATTTCACCAAAGTAATCATTATTAGTGATTGCTTCAACGATAGACGATTTACGGAATGCAAGCTGAACTTGCTTGCTGTAGATTACGGGGGAAAAGTTACCGTTAGGTAGGTTGCCGTAACCAGCTGCGGAAGGAAATGCCATGAGATATTCTCCTAAGTATGGACATTAAAATCACACTTGCTACAACAACAGGGCCATGCTTATTAGGTGGATAATCTGGAAGGTTCTAGAGTCTTCTAGATTATCGGCTAATACTCTTAGGGTATTCTGTTAATATGCTTAGTGATATACAAAGCGTTTATTAGACGCAAACAATTTAATAATCTGTCAGGTGTGTCTCCGGAAGACGGCTGATAAAGTATTAGGAGGCACAACTACTGCTATACCCCCTATAGTTATACAATACTTTTATAAGTTTGTCAACTGTTTAACGAGCCGCACCACTCATATCGTATACAAATTTATTAGATTTCATAGCTAGATTGATAACTTCTGCGTTCTTTTCGTATTCATCAGAAGACATCTTATCAACTTGACTCTCATAAATTAAACCCTCAGTTCCTTCACCATTGGGTTGTGTACGCTGACGGCGGTTACCAATTGCTGTTGCTGCCTCTTTATCTGCACCAGCCTTCTTAGTTTTAATACCTTTGTCTGACTTGTACAAATCAATTGCACGAGCAGCAGATTTGGCATCATTATCATTTTCATACAAAGCGTCTTGAATGTACTTAGGCTGATCAGCAACCCAGTCGTGAAACTCATCCTCATCTCTGATATCGTTAAAGTCTGGATGAAGCTCCATCAATTGAGCCTCAGCCTTTTCTTTAGCAGACTTCTTTTCAAGTTCATCTAGCTTTTTGAAACGATCTTCAATACCTGTCGTTTGTTCTTTAGCTTGCTGAATTGCAATTGTCTTTACTAAGGCGTATACGTCAGGGTATTCTCTAGCCCATTTCTGAAGTTCTTCTTCAGTCTTAGGTAGCTTCATTTCCTTCTTGGTTGTTTTACTTAGCTGCTCTTTAACTTCATCTAGCTGCTTTTGCATATCTTCTTGCATCTTCTGAGAATGACGGCGCAAGTCACCGTAGCGTTTCTTAAATGTCTTCTCTTCACCACCAATAGCTTCACCATCATCAGGATCTTCTATTTCTTTATTGGGGTTTTTCAACGCTTCAATTTCATCTTCTGTTTGTTTAATTCGATCTTCGGACGCATTGCGCCGACCAAATGATGATGCTGCTGGTGCAGGACTGATTACGGATTCACTCATGATAATACCTTTAAGTATGGGGCTAACAGTAGCCAACAATATGTTGGGAGATTAGGTAGCCAAGATGGTGGGAAATTATTAAGTACCAACCAGCCCACCACTGGTTATGGTATTCTAATTATATATTACTTCTTAGAAGCGGCTAAGCCTTTTCCTTTAGTTGGTTTCTTTGGTTTAGCTGGTCGTTTATTTACTAAACCACCTTTAGCCATACCACCAGCAGTGGAAGGACCAAACCCACCACCACCGCCACCACTAGGGCCACCTGAACCTGCATCACCGGAACTACTAATATTACTTCCACCTCCTGTATTACTTTGAGAAGATCCAGCAGGACTAGCTGGAGTGTCTGCCATTGCGTTGTAACCGGGAGTGTTATTAAAGTTATCATTTACAGCAAAGAAAGCATCCAACGAAGTTGTGTTATCAACGGAGGATGCTGCGTTTGCCGCTGCCACTGCTACATCAGTTGGTGTTGCTCGCGAATTAGAGGACACTTCTTGTGCGGCAGCTTGAGCAGCTGCTACCGCTGCCGGACTATATCCTGCATTTCCTAATGTGGTACCAATAGATGCATTGTTAGAGTTGATACCTTTTTGTGTGTTAGGATTTACAAAAGCCTTTAAGGCAAACATTGTTGCAAATGCAGGTATTCCAGCAAATTGAAGACCAAGAGCAATAGCAGCAGCAACACCTTTACTGCCAAATGGTGTTGCTTGTAAACCGCTGTTAACGTTAACACCTTTTGAATTGACGGAGCTAAACCCATCTGGAGCATTATTTTGATTATTAGGTGAAGTTGGAGAATCTGGTGTCTCGCCATCGTTGCCTTCATAGTTGCCACCACTGTTTAGAATAGTAGATTTATCAACTTCTTTTGCCGCTGCTTCTTCTTCAGCTTTCTTAGCTGCTGCGTCATCAGCTTCCTTGCCAATGTTCTTAGCTTCAGACTCATCAACCTCTTCATAACCATCTGGTACGGCAGTCATAGGCTTACCATTAATGTGAGTGATGAACATCACCCTACCTTCATTATTCTTAAAGAAGCGGATATCCAATACTGGGTTCTTTGGTGCCTTACTCATGTCAGTGCCACTAACGAAACCACCTGAAGCAAACCCTTGCTCTTGGTCAACCTCACCCATGATGTTGTCAATGTCGGCTTCAAAGTCGCCACTGTCTTCTTCGTCATCAAATGATTCGTCACCGAATGCTTCGTCAGGGTTAGCAACTTCATCAGCATTACCAACTTGACCAATGTCTTCCATACGGGCTAACCCTTGTTTAGCCTTGTCACGAATAGCCATCAGCTTTTCTAAACCAATGTATCTAACTACGTCAGCAGGGATGACAAACTCACCCTCGCTAAGTTGTGCAGGGATATCATCAGCAACTTCGTTAGCCATACTACCAGCTGGAACTTCAACACCATTGACAACTTCACCGCTGTCATCCATCATGCCGCCGTCAGCAAACATCTTCATCTGGTCATTCATAGCTACACCTCCCTGTGCAAATCTTTTTTTATACATAACATTGGCTCTTCTACCACCCATATCATCAGCAGAACCGCTAAATGTTAAGTTGGAATCTTTACCTGTATTAACTTTGTAAATAGCAGAAATACTATTTATATCTTTACCTTGTTTGGGATTTACGTTTTCTAAATCGACAGACAGGTTGCCTATATCAGTTCCTAGTCTAGAAGTTTTAGATGATGTCTTATTTGAAAAACCACCAAGAGTTTGTTCACCGAGAGAAGCGAGTCCTTGAGAACTTGAGAAAACTTTCTCAATACCACCTCTAATATTCACACCATCAAACAACTTTAACTGACCATCAATAGCAACACCAACTCTCTTTCCGCTTTCATCTAAGATCACGCCGTCCTCATACTTCATTGATCTAGAAGATTCAGAAGAAGACATTGATGGTTTTAAGTATTGAGAATCATCTCCAGCGGTATATGAAGCTCTTGCTTCATAATCTGATCCTGAAGATCCACCTGAAGATTGGTAGTCGTATGACAAACCTTTTAATGGATTCTCTTCAGGTATCAAACCACCTTCTGCAAATTGCATATTGTTTGATTGTTCAGGCTCTGAATCAAACATCTCTGTTGGCTGAATCAATCCAGCATCAACCATATCCTTAAGTTCATCTTTTGAATATTCAACACCATCGTATACGGATTGAGCGGTAGCCCATCTACCGTCTTCCATTTGAAATGTTGTAGATGCTTTATTAGCTTGCTGTACGTTACCGTCTCTTCCATCAGTATCTTTAACTACAGAAAGACCATCATGAGTTTTTAAATTATTTTGATCCATCAGTCTCATCCTTCAATTGTTTAAGCTTACGTAAAGAATACACAGCACCTTGTGATCTATACATTTCAATAAGGTCGCCGCTTTGCTCAAGCTTCTTGGAATGCATCTCAATGTAGGCATCTAACACTTCAGTGAAAGCTATCCACTGACTTTTAGAGGACACCATTGGCTTTAAAGCGCTAAGCCATTTCTTGTCTATCATTGTGGAGCACCACTAAATCCTTGTTCACCCGGTGTAGCTACAGCACCAACACCCATGTTGCCACCGCCTCCACCAGTCATATCAGAAACTGGAGGTGGGCCACCAGCAGGGGGAGCGCCAGCAGGTGGGGCAGGTGGTTGCATACTCTGTAGGGTTAGCGCCATACGAGCAGCCTCATCCATATTGTTAGCAACTAGATCTGGATCTAAGTCCATACTCTTTGCAATCTCTCGAATGATATAAGGCATCTTAGCGAAAGGAGCAAGCATTGGGTTTTGTACAACCTGCAAGAACTGAAGCAGACGCTGTGAGCGCACTTCGTTCTGCATCAGGCTCTCAGTACCCCTTGCCTTAACTTCTAAGTCACCAGCTGCATCTGGATCGTAATCAAACTGCATGTTGAAAGCAAAGAATGCTTCACCCATTGGGCGCAACAAGTAGTCGTCTACGTTCTTGATGACAGTTTTAATACCACCACTAGCAGCGTTCATCAGCATTGAGATGCCAGACGCTGTACGTCCTACACCAGCAATACCTGTTTGACCGTGAGAGAATGACGGCAACCCTGTAGATTCATCGGCAAGCTGTCTAGCTTTGTCAAACATCTGTAAGTTTTCTTGTGAGACGTTAGGAAACTTAGTGCCGAAGATGGCCTGACCCGGAGCGCCGCCTTGTCTGCGAAACACTTTACCGGGGTAGATGGTTAGATCTTGACCCGGCACAAGGTTTGTTTCATCAACTTCGAATACAAGGTTGCCCGACAGAACCGCATTATCTACCGACAGACGCATGAAACCATTCATGAGGGTCTGAGTATCGTCCATGTTTTCGGCGATACCGACACCAAAAAAGGAGTAGGGGTTCAGTTCATATGGTACCGCATAATACGGAATTCTGACGGGCTTAAAAGGGTTTAACACTAGACGTATAATCTTGCTGCCACAAATCCAGATGTTTGCTTGCAACTCACTAGAGTTTTGTAGTTCTTTGGGAATGTCAATATCATTAAGCTCTAACATCTCAGTATCAACAACACCCCAATACTCAAACACTTCAAAGCGTTCTACATCGGATACGCTGGTGTAATCGTTAAGATCATCTTCCCAATACTTCTTTACGTAGTTCTCACCTTCATTGACCACTTGGTCAATAACATTGCGCCTAAACATTGGACGGTGCTTCAATGCACGTAGCTGACTGCGAGTCATCTTGTGGCGCTCAATGCAATATGCAGCATCATCCATGTTAGCTGCATCAGGATCTGGATAGAAGTTCCACACACTTACGTGTGAAGTTTGTGGCATTGTCTTAACTATTGGTGAGTAGACACCTTCTTCATCCCATCTTGAGTATTCTTTATCTACAGCAAATGGACCTTTCATAATACCTGTACCGAACAAGGCCATCTCAAAAGAAGCTGAGCGTAATTGCTTATTAGCATTGCTTTCTTCCAGCTGATCCATAATTTTCTTCTGCATCTTCTTTGCAGCCACCATTGCTGGATGGAATGTAATAGATGTTGGCGTTGCGCCGGGGCCATTCTTTACATCTAAGTCTTGCAAGCTTTCTTTCAATGGACCTAATGAATCCATCAATGAAGTTGCTGTAGCTCCTGCTGGAAACTTTTTACCATCACCTTTAAAACCAAACAATGCGCCAACATCTCTGTCAACCTTTTGCAGGTTAGGGTCAGATTCTAGGTGAACACTCTCAACCACACCCTCTGGTAGCGTTGTAGGTTCAATAGACAAAGGGAATGTGTTGTTGGCAAATAAGACATCAGTTATTTGTCCGTAGGCTGCTAGAGTTTTAGTCTTTGTAACCTTAACAAACACCCTGCTCTTCTCTGTTTCAGTAAACTTAACGTCAGGGCCGTACAAACCTCTGTAGTTTCTGTAGGAACGTAACCATCTTTGCTCGTCAATTCTGCGAGAGTCTTCCGATCTAGAGAATCTCTCTTCAACAAAGCTAACAAGTCCACTTACATTAAAGACATCAGAGATGGCATCCTTAGCATCGGGTAAGCCTACGGCTTTGTCGTCCATAATATTTACTTTGTCAATGTTTTTAGCCATAATTAATATCCAAATGTAGAATCAGCAATAGTTATACCACGTTTTAAAGAGTTTGGGTCAAAATCAAATAAGTTTTGTCCCCTTGGTCTAGACATTACACCGTATCTAAGTGCATCGTATGTGTGGTCATTCTTTACTTTAGTGTCAATATCCTCTTGATTGCTTTTATCAATAGGAAGTGTAGGAAGATCTGCAATTAGTTGCGTACATTGAGAGAAGATAACCATTCTTGGTTCTTCTGTGTACTGATCTACTTGCAATCTTCTGTGAACTTCGTTCTTTCCTGCCACCCTGCTACCAGCACTGCGGTCAGAGGGTCTCCAACG